ATTATCACGAGTCCAACCAAGAGCAGTAGAGACTGCTGGGAATTTGCAAGTAAAAATACATCGTACTGCTTCTGCAATTTCCATATGTTCCTTCTGTGTCCCATGAGCCGAACGAAGATCAATGTAGTGTATCCATGACCTTACAGAGCCTGTCATATAGAGGCGTGTGGGCGTCGCTAAGGGCAATACAAACCTCGCACACTCCTTTGCTACACCCTTGTCTAGAAGGCGGTTGTAGAGGCGCTGAGAGTGCTCGAAATGCATTCTAATATCTTCTAGCAAAGTAAGTTTTAGATAGTCTGGAATATCATCAATACTATTCTGACGATTCTTTGTATCTTGACGACGAAGTTCTGGTAGAGGAATAGTTTGATTTAGAAGATTAGTATCAGCATATCGTTGCGAAAATTCTTGATATGTAAAAGAACGATGTCGGAGGATTTGAGCTGCAATACCTCTAGTAGTATTAATCTCAACAGTCATTGTTGCTTGTTCGAAAATACTCCAGTGTTGATGTTTAATACAGTACTTAAGCAATCCATCAAAACTTTCGTTGTCTTGATTCTTTGGATTACTTACTCTCGCACAGTATGCCATATGCTTTTCTGCATCTGGAGTTACTGAAACAAGTTTTACTTCTGGTTTCATGAATTCGAATTCTTCATTAAGTTCTTTCACAGATCATCTCCATCAAGTTTGTATTTTTTATTTACACCCATAGTAGCAAACAAATCATCATCTTCCTCATCACAAAATACCTCATCATAATCATGAATGTAAGACACAATCTCTTCATATTGAGGTTCTTGTTTGTATAAGTCAGTATCAGAATAAATTTCTGTTTTAAGACATTCTACAAGGGACTCAAGATTTTTTACTATGAGTTTAAGCTTTTCTTTATCCATTTGATTAACCCTCACAAAGGTAATTATACAAAAAAAAGAGAGGTCAGTCAAGACCTCTCTTTAAATGATTTACTTATTTGACTAATGAATCATTTTTTTGCACCAACATTAACAAGTTGTGCTTGGTGACGACGATTTTCTTTTTGCTTTTGCTCTTTGATGAGTTGAAGGAAGTTGAGTTTTTTCATCACTTATGACCCTCCTTTACAAACTTAACACCACGATAAGTTTCATTATATTGTTGAGGTTGTTGCATCATTTGCTTTTGATACTCAAGACGCTTTTGAATATCATATTCAACACCACGATAAACTACTTTAGACATTAGGTTTTCTCCTTAGTTTTTTAGGTTAAAGAGCGTTCCTTCAGTCGGCGTTTGCGTTCGCTATTTGTGAATAGCGAATGAACGATCCGTTCCGCGTCAACTTACTTCCGTCCCAGAGGGATGAACGTATTAATATATTAGATTTTTATTATGTAACTTTTGTTACCGTTCTATGTAACTCAATGTATGAGTTTTAGCAAAGAGTTGATGAATGATTATATCACACCCAATCTTAGGATTGCAATCCCCACAAGTATATACATCCACTGCAGCTTTACCTTCTTCAGGCCAAGTATGAATGCTTATATGACTTTCAGACAACAAGCAGAGAACTGTGACTCCTTGCGGATCAAACTTTTTTGAAATAGTCTGAACTACAGTAGCACCACTTGCAACTGCCGCGTTTTCTAATAAATCTATAAGACAACGCTCGTCGTCCAAAAGGACAAACGAGCATCCATACAAGTTAAGTAGATAATGCTTCCCCATTTTACAGTGGATTCTCCTCCGCTTCTCTAATCAATGAACTCACAATATCTTCTGTACCGTCCATTGTTTTGATAGCATACAGAGATGTTTTTTGATATTTTTTAATTTTTTTATATTGCCTTAGAACAATATCTATGTTATCTAGGTCGATAGTGATCTTAGCATCCTTACCTACCCTATTTTCTTTTCCTTGACCTCCAAATCCAGCACTCATTTTCTTTTCTTTTTCTCAGGTTGTTTATATCCCCAAAGTCTTGGGTTCACTCTTCCATATCCAAAATCAATTTTTTGAACTGCACCTGGACCATATTTGTCATAATACATGTCAAATAAGTGAACTCTTTTATGACAACGAGTCAAGTCAATGTGCTGTTTTCCATCTTCAATATACCAAATTAAATATGCATCATTAGGAAATGAAGAATCTTTTGCTTTTTCCAAGGTCGTCTTTTCTAAAATGATCTGACATCCATACTCATGAGGCAGAATTTGTTTTTCATTTTTTTTAGTTTCTGCCATTTTCTTTTTTGCTCCTAACGCTGCTGTCATGAACGACCTCCCCATTGAATATCAGGATAGGCCTCTGAGACAATCTCTTTAGTTATCCTATATTTAGATTGGAGTCTTTTATCTTTGACAAGTACTAAAATTTCAGCCTCTCTAGGATGAAGTCCTTCAAGAATGTTAATAAACATTGTTTCTCTACGAAGAGAACTTAAAGAATCGTTACCACCTCTTAGAAAATTATAAAACATTTGATATTCTTTTCTAATAGATGATCTACCTTGATCCATAGATCCCAAAGAGTTTGAACTCAGTTCATCCATTTTTGTTACCGCATCATCAATCTTAGAACTTAGAGTTCCACTATAAGATGTTTGTTCTCCAGCACTTGCATATGGAACATCGCCCTCTGGAAGCAATGAAACAATAGATTCATCAAAATTCCAAATTAAAATTGCCTTAAGAGAAGGATCTTCATATTGTTGAAGAACTTCTACTTTTTTTGCATTTGTCCTTTGCTTTGAAGCAAGATCTAAAACTTCAAATGCAAAAGGATTAACAGGAAGAGATTCAATGCTTGGTTCAGTCTTCTTCCTCGTCTTCGTCGTAGTCATAATCGTAATCGCTATTTTCAAATGTTACTGCAACTATTTCGTCAGGTATCACCTGCCCATTTTCATCAAAGAACTCTGGATGCAAATAAGGAGGTTTATTTTCTATTAGATGTCTATAGGTTAACCAACCTATTATACCCCCAACCATAAAAAAGAGCAACGTGAACATTACTGAGAATGTTATTACATATGCTGTTTCCATTTTTCTTTCTCCAGAGAGTTTATTTTTTCCTTATATCAAAGTGAAATTCTATAAAAAAATGAAACTCTCTTCGAAAAAGAGAAATCATTTTACCAAACTTCACTTGAAAAGTTTTTGGTTTTGGTGATCCTCTCCTCCTATTCCTGAGTAATAGTTCAACACCTCGATTTATTTGAGGTTCTGACTTATTTAGTTTTCTTTTTCCGTCTTCCTGGTCTCCTATCATAATCATATCTCCATGCATCTTCAAGAATATTATGAAGATAGTTTCTTATTTTTCTTGCTTGTGGTTTGGGTATATAACCATAGGCTTCTCTTAGTTGCTTATGGTTACTATCAGCACCTCCTTCAAGATACTGATCCAAATCCATTACCAATTCACTTAATTCATTAGCAGTAGAACTCTCAATAAATTTTTTAACCTCTACTCTTTTCGCTCCACGATTTTTTAAATAATCATAGAAACTCAAAACAAATTTTCCATTAAAAGCAAAATCTATTGCTTTTTCTACATCATTATATACTTCATTAAATGTTGAATTCATCAAACTAAATTTTGCTCCTTCAAATATTGAACGGTATCAGTACAACCTCCAATATGAGTATCATCTACAACAACTTGAGGAAAAGTAGATCCTTGTCCGAACTCAGCATAAAATTCTTCTCTACTGAAGTCAGTATTCAATTTGTAAATGACATGCTGGAGATTTGCTAATTCTAGCACTTGCTGTACCTTACTGCAATAAGGACATCCATCTTTAGAATAAACAGTAAACTTCATAATTTTTTTATAAAACTGAAACTTATTTATTGAATTAAAAAATCTTCATTTATGATCTGATTTAAATCAAAATTTTTACCTTTAGTTTTCCACCAATCTAAAACTGTGCTAGAACAAACTTTTCTTACACAAGAATAATTTCCATCATCATAAGAATTAATTGTAGTTTCAAAGATACTATTTTCAACAAATAGGGGAAAAGTATAAACAG